CTGACCATCGCAGCATCCAACCTGCACTGGCTGCTTGCCATACCGGTCGGATTAAGCGCTGCCGGGTTGACGGTGCTGACCATTAAACTTTCCGAAAAATGACACTTGACGAAGCTATGCAGGTGCTTTCGGTTAAGCACAAGCTCGACGGCTACTATGCATCGCAGACGATGTCGCTATCACCGGGCGAAGTGTCGATGTTGGAGAACGTCGCTAACGCTAACGGCTACGGACGGACGAACTGGTGGTGCGGATCATGCGCCGTTTCGCGGCTGCAGGAGATGATGGCTGACGCACAGGACGCACGCGCACGATTATCGGTTGAATGATATTTACAACTATGCCACTACCTACACCACGCGAATCAGAAAGCAAGACCGACTTCATCCAGCGATGCATGGGTGACGACAAAACTGCCAGCGAGTTCCCAAGCCAGCAGCAGCGCTACCTCGTCTGTGCGAGGCAATGGGAGGCAGACCGAAGCGCCTTTGCTGAAACCTACGCAGACTACGGCGATGGGGTGCGCAACAACGCTAAGCGCGGAATCGAGTTGAATGAGCGCAATGGCAACAAGTGCGCAACGCAGACAGGCAAGGTGAGGGCGCAGCAACTGGCCAAGGGCGAAGGCGTCAGCCTTGAAACGATCAAGCGCATGCACAGTTACCTATCCCGCGCAGAAACGTACTACGACAACGCAGACAGCACGAGCGACTGCGGATACATCAGCTACCTGCTTTGGGGCGGCAAGGCTGCGCTTGGTTGGAGCAGGAACAAGCTACGAGAATTAGGCGAACTAAACGAAGATTGATATGCAGACACAACCTGATATTACAATCGAACAGGAAGCGCGCGCATTGGATTGGCAGGATCGCGGACACCTGTTGACAAACTTGTCAAACGTGTTGGATTCGCTCGAAGACAGCACAGCACCCAACGCGATGCACGCGAAGGTCGCGGTCATAGAAAAGATCATTGACATTGTTACAAACATGGAGGCATGAAGCTGACACCGATAAAAAACATAAAACCCAACCCGAACAATCCGCGAGTAATCAAGGATGAGAAGTTTGCCAAACTGGTGCAGTCGCTTAAAGAACTACCCGAAATGGCAACTGTGCGGCCTATCGTAGTCAATAGCGATATGATCGTACTGGGCGGCAACATGAGGCTCAAGGCGATGAAGGAGGCAGGATGGAAGGAAGTACCTGTTGAAATTGTGGACTGGGATGAGGATAAGCAGCGGCAGTTTATCATCAAAGACAACGTCGGCTTCGGGGAGTGGGATTGGGAGATGCTGGCGAATGAGTGGGATGCCGAGCAGTTGGAGGAGTGGGGATTAGACATACCAACATTTGAGGAGGAAGTCAAGGAACTGGAAGCGGAGGAGGATGACTACGAGATGCCCGACCAAATCACAACCGACATCGTGATTGGTGACTTGTTTGAAATTGGGCCGCATCGATTATTGTGCGGAGATAGCACGCAAACTGACACTTTTGCAAAGTTGTTTGACAATCAAATGGCTGACCTTGTTGTGACTGACCCTCCCTACAATGTGGACTATGAAGGAAAGACAAAGGATAAACTTAAAATCGTAAATGACAAACAAAAAGATGAAGATTTTGATAAGTTTTTGTACGATTTTTTTACTGCATTAAATTCTTACTCAAAGGCGGGTTCGCCTTGGTATGTATGGTCGCCACCAGGCGCACCTGAAACTCAATTTAGAAATCAGTTTATGGCAAGCGGTTTATTATTAAAGCAATGCCTCGTTTGGATAAAGAATTGTTTAGTTATGGGTCGTCAGGACTATCAATGGAAGCATGAATCTTGTTTGGAAGGGGTTTCCGCTGAATCGTGGGAATGGGTTAAAGAACACGAGCCTTGTCTTTATGGTTGGAAGGTTGGGTCTGGTCACTTTTGGAAAGGAGGAAGAAAACAAACAACCGTGCTTGAATTTGACCGACCATCTAAAAACAAGGAACATCCAACAATGAAGCCAGTTCCACTAATTGGGTATCAAATAGGCAATAGTTCCAAGCAGGGAGATATTGTTGCAGACGGCTTTGGTGGAAGCGGAACTACAATGGTGGCTTGTCATCAAATGAATCGCAAGGCTTACTTGGTTGAATATGACCCGAAGTACTGCCAAGTCATCGTTGACCGCATGATTAAACTCGATCCAAGCCTTGAAGTCAAGCGGAATGGGCAACCATACAAAACAATTGAATAACAATTGAAAGGCAACCCGGACATAGCGCAACACGGCTTTCAAAAAGGCGAAAGCGGCAACCCAAACGGAAGGCCGCGTAAGTACGTCACGACGCTGGCGGCAAACGGCTACAAGCGCAGCGAAATCAACGATACAATCCAAGCTATGATGGCGATGACGATTGAGGAACTGAAAGGCGTGTACGAGAACCCAAGCGCGACAATCCTCGAAAAGACGATAGCAGGGGCGATGCGCAAGTCGCTTGAGAAAGGCACGCTCTATTCGCTAGAAACCCTGCTCTCCCGGGTCTACGGTCAGCCCAAGCAGGAGGTGGCCGCATCAATAACACCGCAGCCGATTTGGCAGGGCGTAAAATTAGAAGTTGATTCCGACAACCACGGCGGTCAAGATTAAAGGGCTGCGCAAGCGAGTCCGAATAGTACAGGGCGGCTCATCGGCGGGAAAAACATTCGCCATTCTATCTCTCCTGTATTCGTTTGCAGCTGATGAAAAGCAGGGACCATACGAAATTTCTGTCGTGTCCGAATCCATCCCGCACCTGCGGCGTGGTGCATTAAAAGATTTCCTTAAAATGCTGCGTTCTACGGGTCTTTATCAGGAAGAACTATACAACCGCACCCTGCTTCGATATGAGTTACCTCACGGGTCTTATATTGAGTTCTTCAGCGCAGACCAAAGCGACAAGATGCGGGGGGCAAGGCGTGATGTGCTATTTGTGAACGAGGCCAACAATATCAGCTGGGAGGCATATCATCAACTCGCTATCCGCACACGCTTAGCCATCTACATCGACTTCAACCCGGTGTCGGAGTTTTGGGCGCATACCGAACTAATGCACGATAGGGATTCCGAGTTCCTGCTCGTAACCTACAAGGACAACGAAGCCCTTGACGATTCCATCGTTCGGGAAATTGAGAAGGCCAAGGTCAAGGCGGCGACATCGACGTATTGGGCGAACTGGTGGAAGGTCTACGGCTTGGGCGAAGTCGGCTCATTGCAGGGCGTGGTCTTTGATGACTGGCAGCAGGTTGACGGCATCGACTTTGCAGGTGATAAGCTGGTCGCTATCGGATTGGACTGGGGGTACACAAACGATCCCACGGCGGTGGTTGCCGTCTACAAGCGTGGCAGTGCTATCCTCCTGCATGAACTGATCTACCAAAACGGCCTCACCAACCAAGACATCGCTGAACACCTACGCAAGCTGGGCATCGGTAGGTCGTGGCCTATCATCGCTGACAGTGCAGAACCCAAGAGCATTGAAGAGGTGCATCGCCTCGGCTTCAACATTCACCCGGCTACGAAGGGCGCGGATAGCATTAGGAACAGCATCGACATCCTGAAGCGCCAGCCGCTATTGGTCACGCGCGAATCGACGAACCTCATCAAGGAGTTGCGCAACTACACTTGGGACACGGATCGAACTGGCGCATCCCTTGGTGTGCCGATTGACCGGTACAACCACGCCATTGACGCGGTGCGTTACGTCGCGCTCAACAAGCTATCAGCCAACGCTGGAGGCAGGTATGTGATCATGTAGTAAATTTGAGCCATGCACGCAATCAAGCACTTTTATCAGATGATCCTCGCCAAGCCTACGGCGTGGGAGGGACACGGCAACTTCGCGATACACCTGACTGACGCACTTAAGCCGAAGGTGACCGTCGACCTTGGCGTTGACTACGGCTTCTCGACGTTCTGCTTTGCGGTGCTTGGCCACGGCAAGGTGTACGGCATTGATTCATTTGAGGGCGACGAACATGCAGGCAGGCGCAGCACCTACGACCACGTCATGGGGTTGCGTGAACACTTCCGCGTGACGCTGAATATGAAGAACCTGTACTTCATCAAAGGCTACTTCGACGACGTGGCCAAGCGCTGGGGAAAAAAGATCGACATCCTGCATATCGACGGCTTGCATACCTACGATGCTGTGAAGAACGACTACACGACGTGGCTGCCATTCCTCAACCCTAACGGCGTCGTTTTATTCCACGACACGATCAGCTTTCCTCACGATGTTGGTAGGTTCTTCGCGGAATTGGAAGGGTATAAGCACAACTTTGAACACTCCCACGGTCTGGGTGTGTGGACGCAAAGCGAGGCGACGTTTGAGAAAATACAAAAGCTGCTATCATGAGCCTATTGAATAAGATCACCGTCGACCAGTTTCAGCGCATTGTATCTATCGAGGCCAATAGCATCTACACGACCAGCGACAAAAAGATCGGCGTCATCGCCGTAATTGACAACGTTCCGATTGAGCAGGTCAAGAAGATGACGATCGCGGAGGTCAACAAGCGCTACGCAGAGATCAACGCTGCGAGCAAATCGCTATCGTCACTGGCTGCCAAGCAGCACGCCAAGGTCGCCGGAAAGTGGTATCGGTTTGAGTGGTTTATCGACGAGATCAGCGCGGGGCAGCTTGTGGAGCTTTACAGCTACGACATGACCAGCGAGCAGGGCGTTATCGACAACTTACACCTGATATTGGCGACGCTATCGAGGGAGTGCAGGGTGTGGAAGTGGTGGCCGAAGGCATACGACGGAAAGGGACACAAGCAGCGCGCAGAGGCGATGTTGCAGATGAACATGGGTGACGTTTGGGGATATGCCGCTTTTTTTTTGCAGCTTTCAGAGCCTTTGTTGACGATTATGCGGAGGTCTTTGACGGATCAGCAGAAGACGACGACAACGGCCAAGGTGTAAAAAAGCCGAACTACGGCTGGGTGGGCGTAGTCTACCGCATGGCCGGCAAAGATCCGCTGCGCATGGATCAGGTCTTCAACATGCCGGCGCGGGAGTTCATGAACGCGCTCTTGCTGATGAAGGCAATGCCGTAGTGCATAGATTTTTGCGGTGCGATATTTACATTCATGAAGTTTACAACGGAGATAGAAGGCGACGTACTGGGCGTCGGCGCTGACGTCACCAAGGAGTTCAGCCTGTCGCGATCGCCTGACGTGAACGCGGCGCTAATTCGGTGGATGCAGGATGTTATCAAGCTGACGGTTGAAGGCATCGAGCGCGTTGACGCCAAGGCTACACTCAACCTCCGCCAGTCGGTAGGATTCGCAGAGTTGCCTGTTGAGCAGAAGGTCGCACAGGTCGCTATGGAGATGGCGTCGTACTGGAAGTTCGTCGAATACGGCGTCAATGGAGTGCGCGTCAACAGGAGTGCGCCGTTCAGCTTTCGGAGCATCTACCCAAGTGCATCGCACGTCGCAGCGATCCGCAAGTGGGCGATAGACAAAGGACTCGGCATCCCTGCTGATGAGATCGACGCGGCGGCCTACAACATCGCCAAGTCAATCAAGCGCAGAGGCATCAAGGGGCGGCCATTCCTCAACCCGGTACTAAGCGAGGCGAAGATGGACGAGCTGGTGACAAGCATTGCGCAGGTGGTCGGCAAGGAAATATCAATTTCAATCAACGTATGAGCATAACAGTAATATCCGCGCTGCCTTCGCTGCTTCCTGTCGGCAACAGCGACGTCGTGGTCGTGTCAAGCAACAACACCGCCTCCGCCAACTTCCGCTACGTCTGCGACGTGTCGGGGTCGCTTTCCTCCGCGCGCTTGAAGTGCGACAAACTGCCAACGACGAACAACGGATTCTTCGGGGTGTCAAAGGTCGTGGAAACGCTGATAGCGCCGAAGATACCACAGCTGACCAGCGGCTGGCAGGATGGGGGCTATGCAGTCAACACCAACCTAACATTCCGCGAGGAGTTCGGCTCACCTCCGACGGTGGCGACAGGCGGCACAGCATCAGCGTCACTTATCGCGTGGCAGGCGGCGTTTCGCCAGCAGGACTACGCGGCCTATTCACCGAGTGCATACATAGCGGCGACGGTGTCGGGTGACACGCCAGCGATTAAGGTGTTCAGCAACAGGCCAGTGACTTCAACGCTTGGATCGGGTGATAGCGACTTCATCGGCGTGCTTTCCAACGTTTCGGGCATCGCGCTGCGCGTCACCTACGACGATGGCACACCGCGAAATCCATTCCTCGTGACCGGAAGCGTTTCGGCCATCAGCAACATCATAAACGCTGGCCCTTATGGAGTGTACAACCTCACAGCGTTGCAGTGTTCCGATGGCAACGCAGGGAGCGTCAACTTCCCAGCGAATGGCGGCAAGATTGCAGTCTTGGTCACTTTCAACACGGCAGGCACGAATACGAGCGCGTTCAGCCGAACCGCTGCATACACCTACGTCATCGACAACTGCCAGCGATACAACGACCTGCGTGTTTTCTTCCGCAACATGTACGGCGGCATTGACGGCTACACCTTTACCCGGATGAACAGGCAGCGCGTCGATGTTGACCGCAAGACCTACGGCTACAACGCCAGCGTCTACGGCGATGACGTCTATGATAAGCAGTGGTCGGTGACGTACCGCGACACCTACACGCTGAACAGCGACTGGCTAACCGATGCAGAGTTTACATGGCTGCAAGAGATGATCTACTCACCGGAGTGCTGGATTCAGCTTGGCACGCAGCTTGTGCCGGTCGTGGTGCAGACAAACACCTACAACGTCCGCAAGCGCGTCGTTGATAAGTTGCAGCAGATCAGCGTTGACGTTCAGGTTGGCTATGAAAACACCGCGCTATGAGTAACGTCAAATTCGTCTGCTACCCGGATGCGAATGCGCCATCGACAGGCTTTGACCTTGACGTTTCGGGCGACACTGATATTGCGGTCACATTCAGCGTTCAGGACTTGGCTGACGTCACGAAGCGCAAGGGCGCGTTCAGCAAGACGATTGCGTTGCCATCCACGAAGGGCAACGACGCAGCTTTCCGTCACGCCTACAACGTGCAGAGTTTCGTTGGTGGGTTCACGCCAAACAAGCAGGTCAAGTGCGCGGTGTGGAGTGACGGCGTTCAGGTCTTCGCCGGCACTATGCAGCTATTGTCGATGACCGTCATGAAGAACCAAGCGACCTATGAGGTGGCTATCTACGGCGAGGAGGTGGCGCTATTCAGCAACATGGCTGACGTGAAATTGGTCGACACGGTGGGAGTGACAGGCATGAACCACACCTTCAGCGTGTCGTTGGTCACAGGCACTTGGGACGACAGTTACAGCGATGCGAGTGGATACGTTTACGGCATTGTAGACGCGGCTGGCCACTTCCACTGCTACGACGTCAGCAACCCATTAGGACCGCTTGCGCCGTTGTTCAGTTCAATAACGCCAATCTTCGACAGGTTGATCCCGATTGAATTGATGCGGCCAAACATTTGGGTTAAGAAGATGGTCGACTTGATTTTCGCGCAGCACGGCTATCGGTATCAATCGGCTTTCTTTGACACCACGGAGTTCGAGCGCATGGTCATCCCTTACGCGGGCGACGCCTTCGCTTATGTCAGCGCCTCGGATAAGTGCTATGTTGGCAGTGACGTGGTGACGTGGGATGCGGCTGAAGAAAAGACGATCATCTTTGACGAAACTGGCGATCCGTTCTTCAACGGCGGCGACGGCAAAGTCAACACTACGACTGGGCTGTACACAAGTAGCAGCCAATATATAGGCATATATCGACTACGCTTTGAAGGACTTTTTGCTGGCGGTGCTGATCCGACTACGTTTATTATATCGGCCAAGGACAATGCAGGCAACGTGCTTAAGGATCAGTATGGCAACAACATTCAAGTCACTGAAACGATTGGCACTACGGAGCGCTTTCTATCCCTTGACGCTACCATCGTCTTTCAGGCGGCTGGCACGTTGAAGATAACGATTGACTGCGACACAGGAGGTTCAACGATGGACGCCGGTACGTTGCAGATCAATCTACTGGAGCGCTTCTCCGTTGTCGGCCAATCAATGGACATGCGCACGGCGCTGCCTGCTGATACCTTGCAGATTGACCTGCTCGCCGACTTGCAGAAGATGTTCAACCTGTACTTCTACCAGTCGCCGCAAGATCCGTCACTCATCTACATTGAGCCGTGGACTACCTTCTACTCAAGCAGCGTCGTTGATTGGTCGCAGAAGTCCGACGAAAACGCAGAGATGACAATGGTATGCGGCGATCCTGAATTACGCAAGCGCTTCACCTTTGCCTACCGCGATGGTGGCGAGGCGCTATCTAAGCAGTACCGCAACACTTGGCAGACAGGCTATGGATCGCGGCAATACGACACCGACAACTTCTACGGACGTGGCGAGCAAGTCATCGAAACAAAGGCGGCAACGGTCATCCCGGCGCAGTATCGCACCAACATCGTCATGGGCAGGACGTGGGATGTGGAGGCAGACGGCAGCATACGGACCATGAAGACAGGGTACAGGCTGGCGCAGTACAACTACGTCAAGATGCAGCCGTCACCAAGTGGCAGCGTTGAAACGTGGCTTTGGATTGATGGCTTCAAGACCACGGTAAGCAGCTGGGTGAGTGGCGACACGTTGCCCTATATTGGCCACGTTGACAACCCATACAACCCAAGTCAGGACTTGGCGTTTGGTATGCCGCGGCAGCTTTACTTCGCCTTGCCAGATGGTCAGGCAGGCTTCACGCCGTACACGAATAATAACCTATTCAACACCTACTGGCGCAACTACATTGAAGAAATCGCAAGCAAGGAGGCGATGCAGGTTGAGGCAACCTTCCTGCTGACCGTCACCGACATCGCGACGCTTGACTTCCGCATCCCGATCTACTGGCATGGCATCAAGTGGCGGCTTTTGGAAATCAAAGATTACAGGATCGGGCAGAACGTCATGTGCCGGGTGACGCTGCGCCGCATATTAAACCTTGCAGAGTTCAGCGCGCAGTCGGTCAACCCTGTTGGCAACTACAACCTCAACGCGGAGGTGCAAGGTGAGTATTACCCACAAATCGTCAACCCAATAAAAGGCAAGTAATGGCAGAAGTAGACAAAGAGATCACCGTCAAGGTCAGGGCGGAGGACGACACCCAGAAGGCGACGCAATCGGCGAAGGCGCGCCTCCGCGACTTGCAAAAGCAGATGCTTGACCTCGAAGCGGCTGGCCAGAAGAACACCGACCAGTTCCGGCGTATGGCTGCCGAGGCAGGATCGCTGAAGGACGCTATCGGCGACACGAGCGCGCAGGTTAAGGCGCTGGCGTCGGACACAAGGACGCTGGACACGTTCACCTCTGCAATCCAAGGCATCGCAGGCGGCTTTGCCGTTGCGCAAGGTGCAGCCGCGCTGTTCGGCGAGGAGAGTGAGGATGTTCAGAAGGCAATGATGAAGGTACAGGCGGCGCTGGCGTTGGTCAATGGTGCAACGGCTGTTGCCAATGCGCTGAACAAAGATTCGGCGGTGATGGTCAACCTGAACGCGGCGGCGCAGCGTGCCTATGCGTTGGCAGTGGGCACCAGCACAGGTGCGATGAAGGCGTTTCGCTTGGCGCTCATAGCGACAGGCATCGGCGCGGCGGTGGTAGCTATTGGCTTGCTTGTGTCTAACTGGGATAAGCTGACGGCGGCGGTGCAGCGATTCTTGGGCATTGAGCCAAAGAAAGCGGTTGCAGATGTGACTTTGGAGTTGGAGAGGCAGATCGAAGTAATGGAGGCAAGAGGCGAATCGCAGATGCAAATCTTCGCTAAGGAATTTGAACTTTCACGACAGAGGATAAAAAACGCTAAAGATGAGGAAGCGCTGGCAGAGGCATATCACAAGCACAACCTATTGCGGGCGCAGTACGAGGTGTTCATCAACAAGCAGGCGCTGGATAAAAAGAAGAAGGATCAGGAGGACTACCTTCGAGCCGTTGAAGCATTTAACAAGAAGAAGGCCGAGAATGATGCGTCATATATCTACGCAGGCGTTGACGGCTTGCAGTTGTTTTTAGACAAAGGCAAGCAAGTTGAGCGCGAGTTGGTCGTCATCAAGAGGACAGGCGTCGCAGAGCAGAAAAAAGCAGACGCGGAAGCCGATGCACTGGAGGCGATGAGGGCGCAGCGCAAAATAGATCAAGCTAAGCAAGTGCTGCAAGGCATCGCGGACTTAACGACGCTATTTTCCGGCAAGAGCGAAAAAGCGCAGCGCAGAGCCTTTGACATCAACAAAAAGGCGTCGATGGGTACGGCAATAATTGACGGCATCACGGCAACGCAAAAAGCGTTTAAGTCAGCACCACCTCCGTTGAGTTACATCTTGGCGGCGGCGGCAGCGGCAGCAGCGGCACTCCGTGTTAAGGCCATTAGTAATCAGCAGTTTCAGGGATCGTCAAATGCTGATATGGGAGGCGGTGGCGGATCAGCACCTCCGACGACAGGGGGCTTCGCATCGGGAGGCG